CAGTTATTCGGCTGAAAATATTAAATGTGATAGGAGCGTTTAAACAATGAGCAAAATTAAAGGTTATAATAAATACCCTGTTCCGTTTTTCACAATCGGAAATTCGGAACTTGCTGCAAACGAAGATTTATCCGAATGCGAACCCTGTCCGAAATGTGAATGTATGTGCAAGGTGAAACAGGCGAATCAAGTTTTAGAGGATGGCACAAGAAAACCAAGCGATTCATATTTTATCACCTGTGATGAGTGTGGTGAAATGTATCTTGTAGGGATTCGGGGTAAACGTGTAAGATGAAAAAGGTAAAATACAATAACAAAAAAGTAACAATAAATGGTATCACTTTAGATTCAAAAGACGAAGCACGATACTATGAGTTTTTACTTAATCAGCAGAATCAAGGGTTATTAAGATTTTCCTGCCACCCCAAATACGAACTTATACCGAAATTTACAGATGCTTTTGGAGTAAAACATAGAGCCACTACCTATACCCCCGATTTTTATATCCTGTATTGCGATGGTAGCGAATTGCTTGTTGATATTAAGGGGTTCGGCACTCAACAAGGTGACCTAAGACGAAAACTATTCCTACACAAATATCCGAACCTACCATTGGTTTGGCTATCCCGAAATCTAAAGCATGGTGACAAAGACGGTTGGATAGAATATGACGAATTAAAGAAGATACAAAAACAAAACAAAAAGGAGAAGAAAACAATATGAGCATAAGATATTTAAACGAAGGATATTTAATGGGAAACCTAACAAAGCAACCCGAACTTTACGCTTCCAATAGTGCAAAGGGAACGGAATTTACCTACATCAACCTCGCAGTTCAGCGAAAACAGTACGATAAGAAGATACCACCCACCACCGATTTTTTCCCTTTAATCGCTTTCAGTTGGAACGCAAAAGAACTCGTTGAACAGGCGAAAAAGGGTACTAAACTCTTTGTTAAGTACCACTCAACTATGTACCCGAAGAAAACCGATGACGGTAAAACAGAGAACATAATTCAGTTTGTTGTCGATGTTTTCACTATACTGGAGAATAGGGTTGTCGGTAAGCCAATAGGAACAGACGATTCTTACATTGCATCAAACAGCGGTAGCGAAATTGCTTCACCCGATGATTTCGATGCAGATGATACCGCTTTGCCTTTTGACCTCTGATAAAATCGAACAGCGGTAATTTTTGCTTCCCGATTTTTCAAAGCCAAAAAAAAGATAAAAATGATAGTAATTCCTTATTGATAATCGTTATTAATAAGGAATTATTTTTATCATCTTTTCATAGAATCACGAACACCACATAACCATCATATCGTATATGCTATTATTTCAAACAGAATATGCCTTATTTCACGTTTGAATATCAAAGTAATATCCAAATACCTTTTAGTGATTTTATACGTTAAAAACGATTTTAGACGATATCGATATATAGTTTAGTTATTCAAGGCATAAAAAAAGAGCAGAGATGATTAATCCCTGCTCTGTATTGTGATTATTTAATGCTATTGATCAACTTTTTAATGCCTAATTGTGTGTCTGCCATTAATCGTCCTGCCTTATATCTCCTTCCAATTTTTGACCTCCGAACAAGTTTCGTCAAGTTCTATGTAATCGGGCATAAAATATTGTGTGATATCCCTTGCGTGTAATCCTGCTGCATAACATTCTGGCTCATTATTCCACACAGAATTAGTTTTTACATAATTGTTTATATCGTGTTTATTTCCGCCTGTGTCAACAAAATAGGCTGTCATTTCGTCCGAATCATCTTCATTTTGCGTATATTCTATTTCACACCATTCTCCTGTACTGATATACTTTTTTTTACCTATTGTTTTACTCTCCATCTTCTTCATCTCCTTTAATCCTGTAAATTTTTATTCCATTAATGATAACCGCAGGTATCTTGATATTGATACCAATTATCGTTACTATCAAACAAGTAAGAATGATCAATACCTGCTTGATAGCCTGCGATAGTGATATAGGCTCGACAAAAACAAAAATAAAGCCTATTAGACAAAAAAACGTTGTCAGCACAACTCTTAGCCGCTCGAGATGTTTCATTCTTCCACCTCCGCTGCAAACCTTGCGCCAAAACACCAATATGTTTTACTTTTTGGTATTTCGACTGTTTCAAAAACTGAGGAATATCCAACATACGGCAATTTGTTAAACTCTGCGGTCGTGTAGAGTTCGTCGGCAATAAATATATTGCCGTCACGTACTTTTGGATTTTTCGGAAACTGGTCTGCGTGTTTGCGTACTCTGTAGTATTTCATAAAATCCCCATTTCTCCCCGTCTTGCCGTTAGGTCAGCGATGTTTCAGTGTTTCCACTTTTTAAGCGTGATACCTATATATTTTCCAAATCCATATCCCTGTATAAATCCGATGAAGTGCCAGTGCCGAAGCCAATATACGCCAAATTCCCAATTACTATTGATTCTGATACTTTTTTCCATAATACTTCCTCTCCATTCAAATTAGTAAGTTTTGCAATGATTCAATATCTGCAAAATCCGATTCTTCTATGGCAATAATAATGACGTTATTTTCAGATTTAACCGAGATTACATCATAATTATCAGACTCATAATCTTCGTTCATGCCTTCAAAAATTATGTTGCCTTCTTTGATTATTTTTACTTTTGCGGTTGAGTAAATAACGCATAACAGATTATACAGATTCATTTTAAATTCTCCCTTCATTCCCTATTGCTAATGACCTATTGCCATCTTACGAGATACGGACTTTAGTTTATTTAATCTCTCAGTCTGTTAATTATTGTTGTATATCTTTTCTTCCAGTAGCGACTTAAGGCACTCTACGCACTCCCTTAAGTTATCCTCAATAATAACGTTTTTCATGTTGTAGCATCGCCCCGTGATAACTTCTTTGGTAAGTTTATAGATGTATTCGGTTTTTGTTTCCTTTAGTTGAAAGGTTTCTCCATCAATTTTAATTTTCATATTAATCTCTCTTTCTCCGTATCTCCTAAGATAGCAATACATACTATCTTGATATATATATCTTATCCTTTCCGTTTCGCTCATCCGTTATAGAGTTCATCGCAAAATCAAGTTTTAAGATTCAACATCAGACTATATTTAATTTTCAAGGTACTTTGTGATAATGCTACAATAAGCAATTTCAATATGATTATCAATACTTTAATTAATTTGTTCATATACTGTTTACATTTCCATTATTTATCCCTTTTTTACCCTATATATGATTATATATATATAGTATATTCTTTTATAGTCATAAGTGTATAAGATAATATTCTTTAGTATATATAATAGTTTAGGTATGGTTATCATCTGGTTTTCAATACTACATTACATAGTTTTTATAATTAGATATCGTAATATTCATTATTATCTATTCTGTTAATCATGATTAGATTACATTGTTTTGATTATTATATTATTGTGCTTGCTTTGCTTCCTGCTTATTTTAACCTGCTTGTTAGTGGTTTTGATTGGTTATTAACACTTCTGCTTGGTTGTTTGTGGTTCGGTTCGGTGATTAGTGGTTTTGATTGAGGATTAATGGTTCTTTGGTTTGTGTCGTAACGCTTTACTTTCTGATTCCTTGCGGGATTGCTTATATTTTGCTGCTGCTTCTGCACCATTTTTGAGTGATTATAGGCAGATTATTTGATTTTACCTGCAAATTGCACAAAAGAGATACCACAATTTCACCACCCAAGCCAAATTAATGGTATAAATGGGCACAAAATAATAGTTTTGCGAAACTGGGAGTTATAAAGGTAGTTAAGAGGGGGTACTATCCCACTTTTTTCTGAACAGCAGTACCATGAGCGTATATAAGCCCCCAACCTTATGTCCAAACAAAAAAAAATATTCTAAAAAAATTTTTAAAAAATTTAAAAAATTTCAGCAAGGCAGTTAGGTACAGGGAAGATATGGTATAATGCGGGTATAGGCATCCATAGTTCAATTGGCAGAACGGCTGTTTTGTAATCAGTTGGTTCGGGGTTCGATTCCTCGTGGATGCTCCAAAATAAAATAATTACGTTATGCGTAGGAACAAGATAGTTGGGGGATAGTTGATATATGGCAGAGAGAATCGGGTACAAGAACGAGATAAAGGTATATGAGGGGGCAAAAGAGAAGAAGGCTATGGTAATCAAGTGCTTATGCGAGGGCATGAGATTAAAGGACATAGTGGAGAAGACAGGGGTAAGCGGGGTACAGATAAGGGAATGGAACAAAGACCCAGTATTTTTAAGGGAGCGATATGTAGAGATGACCTTAAGGATGGGGGAGATGGCGGGAGAGGCATTGGGTGTATTGCGTGATGTAATGCGAGATACAGATGCGAAGGCGGGAGATAGGGTAAAGGCTGCGACAGAGGTATTAGACAGGAGCGGGTTTGTAGTAAGGCGGGATTTAAACTTAAACATGAACAATGGTGGAGAGCGTGGGATGGTCGGGAAGTTAAGCGACAACGAACTGATAGAGTTGCTTGAAGTTGTACGCAAACATGAGAGTGCGATAGATATAACACCGCAGGAAAGTTCCGAAGAAGAATCGAAAGACGATTTGGCAAAAGACGATTAGCCAAAGTGGGGAATAAAACTCGGACAAAGTAGGGAAAAAAACTCAGCCAAAGTGGGGGAAAAAAACGTTACAAAACATACAATAGAAGCGTTACAAAACATGGAATTATGGAATCTAATTCCGAGAAACAAGACTATTTTGACAGGAAGAAGTGCCGAAGAATTGGTAAAGGGGTAACGATGGGAATATTAGATGTCAGCGAATTAAGACCCGAAGATTTAAGTGCGTTAAAGTTAAGGTTACAGTACGAAGCAAGTAAGCGTTCATTATACGAATGGATAAAGTTGAGCAACATCGGGTATCGTGATAATCGGTTTGGTCGGGATTTAAGTGAGCGTGTACAGGAATTTCTATTAGACGATAATTTTAGAGGGGCATATCAAGTATTAATAATCGTATCACCGCCACAGCATGGAAAGGCTTGTGAATATAACACACCTGTTTTAACGACAAAGGGGTGGAAAAAACACGGGGATTTAGATGTTGGTGATTATGTGTATGGAGCGGATGGGTTTCCAAAACGTATTACGCACACGCAAGCAAACTACTTACACGATTGCGTAGAGGTAACACTTGATAGTGGGGACAGTTTTATTTGTGCAAAAGAACACGAATGGGTTGTTGAGTGCAATCGGGATAGGATAGTTGACGGAAAGCGAGGACAACGCCAAACAGAGATACTGGAAGCACAGCATATTTTTGACGGATATCACGCAAAAAGCCCCGCTATTAAAGCGACAATGCCATTACAAAATGAGTTTATGGATTTACCGATAGACCCTTATTTATTAGGGCTATGGCTTGGAGACGGACACTCAAACGGAATATGTATTACGTCACATATTGATGACTTCGAAGAAATCTCGAAACGATTAATTGAGAGAGGACATATTGTTAAAATTAGGAATAATAGCAGTAACAACAAGTTGATTTGCGTAGGCATAACGAATTGGAAGCGTGGAAGTAATTATTTTTTAAATGGGTTGAAGGAAAACAATTTAATTCAAAACAAACACATACCACCGATGTATATAAATGCTTCTTATGAGCAAAGGCTTGAACTTCTTAGGGGGCTTATGGACACAGATGGAAGCGTAACAAATGATGGTTGCATTTGCGAGTATAGCGGAATTAATAAAACGCTTGTTTTACAAGTATATGAACTTGTTAGGTCACTTGGAATAAAGTGTAGTTTTAAAACGGGAGATGCTAAGTTGAACGGGCGTGTAATTAGTAAGCGTTATAGGGTTCAGTTTACTCCAAATAAAGAACAGCCAATATTTGGACTTGCCCGTAAGCAGAATAGAATAAACACAAAGACCAAAACAGACAGGAATGACAAAAATCTGTTTTTCATCAAAAGCGTCAAAGAATGTGGTCAGCATATGGTTAAGTGCATTACCGTTGATGGTGGGATATATCTTATTGGGAATGGGTTTATTCCGACACACAATAGTACGAACATAACGGAGAGTGTACCTGCGTGGTACAAGGGCAGGTTTCCCGATAGTGCGGTACAGATACTATCGTACAACGATGTATTTGCTCAAAGGTTTGGTGGTGCGAATCTCAACAAGTTAAAGGATTTTGCTCCGAATGTATTTGGTGTAGAGGTAGACGAAAAGGACAACAAGTGTACGCCATTTGAATTTCGGTTAAAGAAGCACAAAGACCAAATAATCAGCAGGGGTTTATTGGGTGGTGGTTCAACAGGTAATCCTGCGAAACTGATTGTACTCGATGACCCCATTAAGAATCAAGACGAAGCGGACAGTATCACGATGCGTGACAAGGTATGGAACGCATATCTGACAACGGTTAAGACAAGAATGGCTGCGAAAGGCAAGATAATCCTTATATTGACACGTTGGCATGAAGATGATTTAGCGGGTCGAATAATGGCATACGAGAACATATACGATAACGTAAAGGTGTTACATTACCCATGTGAATGTGATGATGAAGAAAACGATATATTGGGCAGGAAGCGTGGAGAACCGTTATCACCCGAACTTGGGAAAGACAAGGAATGGCTTGACGGAATGAAGTTATCATATCAGACAGACCCTACACAAGCGGGTATGCGAACATGGAACGCTATGTATCAAGGCAGACCGTCTGCGATAGAGGGGAACATCATACAGGCATCGTGGTTTAGGTTTTGGCATCCGAAAGGTGTTAAGTTACCGAATGTAAAGTTACAGATGTCTGACGGAGAGGTAATACAGATTGAGCCTGTTGAGTTACCCGATTATTTTGACAAGCAGATACAGAGTTGGGATTGCACATTCAAGAAAACGAACACATCGGACTTTGTATGTGGCGGTGTATTGGGCAGACGATTGGCGAATGTATATTTATTAGATGCGGTGCATAAAAGAATGGAGTTTGTTGAAACGATAACGGAATTTGAGATAATGTCAAGGAAGCACACAAAGGCAACCGCTAAACTGATAGAAGATAAGGCAAATGGTTCAGCGGTTATATCGTCATTACAGAAGAAAATAAGCGGGATTGTACCAATACAGGCGAATGATGACAAGGCATCGAGGTTTCGTGCGGTTACACCAATGATACAAAGCGGGAATTTCTACTTGCCACATCCGTCATTATTCCCGTGGGTGCGTGAATTAATGAAAGAAATGCTTGATTTCCCAAATGCGACACATGATGATTGGGTTGACATGATATCACAGGCATTAAATTATCTGATGTATGAATCGGCAGACACATTAAGGAGCGATATACCAGAAGGTCGATGGGCATATCCGAAACTAAAAGACATGGGGTTCAGCGATAACGATATTCGTAAAGCGTGGAAAATGGGTAAGATAAAGTTAATGCTTACCCCGAAAAGTTGGAGATTATAAAATATTATTTATTTGAAAGGGTTTAGGTGAGATTATGGGTATTTTCAAAAAGAAGTATAATGTAGAGGCGGAAGATATACTGCTTGAAATTCCAGAGTTGTTCAACGATATGTATAAGCGTATGAATGATTTAGAGGAACTTATATGTGATAAGATAGCGGAGCAGAATGTAATGTTGGTTTTAATCAAGGATATGTTTGAAGAAAAGAAGAAACTTGAAAAGTATTCGGAATACCTCAACGAGAACGGATTGTTCGGTCGTAAGCGTGAAATGTCGGGCAACGGTAAAAGGTGATATAATATAAGTTGGAACACCACAAACACTTATAAAACGAAAGGGGTTAATTCAATATGTCCGACAAATTTGATATAAACACAATGGCATCGATTGACAATTTCATAAAGTTTATGACTAACGAAGAAATTGAGGAATCGGGCGAGATAATAGGTATAGTCAGTAATGGTTCTGATGAAATGGACGATATAAGACAGGACATTGAGGACTATGATGTTGCTTACAATGGCGAACAGGAAGAAACGGAAGGCAGACCTAATACGAGGGTAAATATTATACACCCGAATATCGAAGGACAGGTTGCCGAGATAGCGTTACAGGAGATAGGTGTATTCATACAAGGACAGGAATACACAGACGAGCAGTTTGCGGAATGGGCGAGGGCAGATATAGATTGGACTATCGAGCATCAAGACAATCTTAAAGCGGTGTTTGCTTCTGCAGTCAGACGGATGCTAAAGTATGGTTGGACTTTCTTAAAGGTTGATTACAACCCCAACAAATTCAATGAGTTCGGTTTGGCGGAAATTTCTTCTCCGTATGTTGACAGGGTGTTTGTGGATAGGAAGATAACATCACCATTAGATATACAGAAAGCAGAGTACATAGCGGAAGTATTCAGTTGTTCAAGGGATATGGCGATTCAGATATACGGACAGGAAAAGGCTGATGCTATACCATATGGCGAAGTGGATATTTCAGAACGTTCTATATTTACTAATATTGATTATAATACTGACGATAAAACTTCGTGGGTATTGATACAGTTTTGGAATCGCACAGACGGTAAGTTAAGATTAAGAGAATACACATCTTCGGGATTGCTCCTATACGATTCCATGAAAGAGGGCGATAGGAAGTCTAATCAGAAAAATGCGAAGATGACTAATGAGCCTATATATAAGTACGTTGATAATAACTATCCATACTTTATGGTGAACTGTTACGAAGAAGAGGGTAAACTACATGGGTTCGGTGACATTAAGTTGCTTGAAAACTTACAGGACGCTCTTAACAATATGTACGATAATATCAGACAGGCAACAAGACCAAACAGGTTGCTTGTTGATTCAAGGACAGACATTACACCCGAATTGATTACTGACGATGTTTTCACTCCGTTGCTTTATGACGGTGGTGCTTTAGCGGGTAACAATCCTGTGCATGAAGTCAGTTTTGGCGGTGCTAATCCCGAATGGTGGAGAATAATCGGGAACTTACATACAGAGATTCAGCGTGTAATCAGATATTCCGAACTAATGCTTGGTCAGAGTGGCGGTGCGGGAACAGCGACAGAAGCCGCTATACAGGAAAGACAGGGTTCACGTTCTACTTCCATGAAACAGAAGATGTTTGAAGCGATTGTCAAACAGGCATTGTTATATTGTCTTGGATTGGACTTACAGTTTAAGAACGGTAAAAAGGCTATGAGATTGTATTCAAGTAGCAAACTTGAATGGGTAGATTACGATTTACTAAAGTCTATCCCAGTAACTGTACCAATGGAACAGGGCGAAAGACAGAAGTGGATAAAAGACGGTTATCAGCGGAAAGACATACCAAAGACACAGATACTGATGAAGAATGGCAAACCTGTTACTCGACAGATAGAGGTTGACTTAAAGGTTACATTGGGAAGCAAAGCACCTGCAAGTCCTGCGTTGATAGCGAACATGATGACACAATTTGCTGCAATTCAGTTGCTTGACAAAGAGGGCAAACCACGACCTGTTATTTATTGGGAAGAATTTAGGAAGTTTGTATCTGAATACTTCCAGTTGCCAGTAGAAGAAATGGAACAATTAAAAGAAGCATTGACCGCATATGAAGCAGAAATGGCGAAAGCATCAATGGGAATGGCTATGGGCATGGGTGGAGAGCAACAGGCACAACAGGGTGGTGGAGCATTACCTGCGATAGGCACACCTGCTAATCTATCAAGCGGTGGAAGTGCGAGTGGCGGTGCGGGTGTAATGCAAGGCAAAGCAGATTTTGAAGCGGTAACACAGGCGAAATAAGGAGAGTATAGACATGGGTTATAGTCAAGGCGAGAAGAACATATTTGAAGCGAATAAGTTTATAAAATTCGCAACAGGTGGAACTACACACAACAGACGGTTATTGTCTAATGATGAAATGTTTAAGATAAGGGATGTAGAGATAGCAGTACCAATTATATCCCAACCTGTTTGTGAGCATTGTGAAAGATTGGGGTTGTGGCATAGTGAAAGGGATATGTGGGGGCAGATAGTTCCGATATGTTACTGTGAGCATTGTGGTACAATTACAAAGAAACCACTTACCTATGGCGAATATTTAGCAAATGGATATGATATACCCGCTAATATCGTTGGTCGAGATAGGGAAGATAGTATAAAAGCAAGACAGATGTTAAACGCATGGTTCAATGTTGACGGAAAGGATAATAGAGATGAAGTTTTCCAATGATTATAATTTAATAGCAAAGTATGACGGAACAAAAACAAGAGGATTGAAGATTGTGGAGATGGAGAAGTATGGACTTAGCAACAGGTGGTATGGTGGAAACTTGAAACACGTTGGTGAAATCGAGGGTAGTCCAATACTTCTTATGCTCGGAAAGAACAACAAGACAATAGCGGTTGCGGTTGATGATAGCAAGGCGGTTGTCGGACTTACCGAGTATGAAGCGGGTGCATTTAAGTTACCGTTCATTCGTGATGAAGAAGATGGTGAATTGGGTGCAGACGAATACACAAGAAAAGAACTTATGGAAATGGTTAAGGGTTTAGGCGGTGGTGTTTTGGGTCGGGAAAATAAAGCCGATTTACTGGAGAAATACCACAAATTGAGTGGCAACTAACAGTTGTGATATAATATGGTTGTAAAAACATACGTTGATGACGGTTAACAATCGCACATATATTTACGCTGATGACGGTTAACAATCAAAGGGAGAATTGAAAATGGGAACAATGAAACAGAAACTTGACAGTATTAAAAAGGATGCATCTAAAGTAGAAGCGGTAGATATGTCAACCGAAAAAGTAGATATATCCGATTTGGATAATCTTTCTGATTCCGAACTTGATAAACTTCTTGATGAAGCAAGTGCGGAAGATATAGAAGATGATGACGATGACGATGGCGATGATATAAATGTTGAATCGGAAGATAATGAAACCGAAGAAACGGAAGATAGCATATCTGAATCAGAAGAAGATGCAGAAGATTCAGACGATTCAGAAACAGAGGAATCCGATAAATCAAAGAAACCAAAGCCGACAACCGTACCGCTAAAGAAACTTGAAGAAGAACGCAAAAAGCGACAGGCGATTGAAGCGGAGTTGGAAGCACAGAAGATGCTTTTGGCTAAGTATCGTGAAAAAGAAGATTCTGATGAAATCACGAAGTATCGTGAAGAGAAGAAACAGAAGTACATTGACAAAGGCTATGAAGAAGATTTAGCGGAAAGCCTTGCGGAAGATTTAACCGAACTGTATCAGAGTACACGCAAACCCGCTGAAACTGCTACCGTAAAAGCCGACAAATACATATCTGCGGTTGCAGAACTGAAAGTATCGGATGAATATTTTGATAATGCAGATGCATATTCCGATGTGATAATCGAAAAGATGAAGAAGTTTGAAATAACCGCAAGAGAAGCCTATGGAATGGTGGTAGACCCAACTGTTAGAGCGAAGGAACTCCAACAGCGTAAACTATCAGCAAGTTCGGCAAAGACTGGAAAGACCAATTCAAAGGCAAGTATTCCTTCAAGTTCAGCAAAACAGGGCAGTACAAGCGACATCGTGTTATCCAAGAAACAGGAACGTGAGTTTCAAGCACTTAAACGAGAAGATTCTTCATGGACACGAAAAGAATATAAGGAATTAATGGTTGACCCTTATATCTAAATAACATTAACCGCATCAACCATATTAAGAAAAAGCAACAAAAAATTTAATAAGGAGTAAAATATATGGCAAATCTACCTACAAATACTACTGATATTTCAAGGTATCTACTGGCGAAGTTTCAGAGATACTATGCACCTAACTGGAAAGCATTTCCTAAAGAATATGCTATGTGGAACACGCTTGTTGGCTCTGATACTCTTGTCGGGTATTACGATACAATGGGCAACCTTGCAGAAGCAGCAATAATGAACGATGGTGCTGATTTTGATATCGGCTCTGTTGACCAAGCATATGAAACTTCAATTGAGAGCGTTCAGTACGGTAAAGGCTTTGGTGTTACGCTAAAGGCTATGAAAGCCGCTGCAAGAAAATCCGATGTTATTGACAAAGCGAAAGTTTATGCTCTTGCGAAATCAATGCTCGTTGCTCTCGAAAAACTGGGAATCAAACCTTGGGATGATGCTTTTACAGTAAACCTTTCTGACGGTGTTCCGATGTGCGATAATTCACATCCTTGTAAGGACACAGTTGGTGTAACAAACCTTACCTATGACAACCTCGCAACTGGTGTGTTCTATGGAACTGGTGGATATGAGAATGTTGTGTCTGCTCTTGACCTGTTTGCAGGAATGAAAGACCATCAAGGCAATCCTGTTCCGTCAGTACCCGATACGTTCAAAACCCATGCTGTTAATCAGTTGAGGGTTAAGGCTCTGTTCGAATCAATGGGTGCTCCGTTTGAGGAATCAAACACAAAGAACGTTCTTCCGAATTTGAAGCCTGTGTTCAGCAACTATCTGACAAGTAAGACCGCATGGTTTATCGAAGATACTTCTCCCGATAGACCGCATGGTATCTTCCAGTATCTGAACAGTTGCCCCGAACCGCTTAATTTCGTTGACAGACTTCCCGAAAATGCAGGGTATCAAGCAACTTCTGCTTACTTTGCGGGTTCTGGTGCTGTGCCTAACGTTGGTGTGGTTGGTTCAACAGGTATCGCCTAAGAGTAGCGAGAATACCTACATTAATACCTAATACCCAATAAGATAGGGGCGGTTGAGTAAAATCAATCGCTCTTATTTGTATTATCTCAAAAGTGATATATAATATTAATTAGGACAAGTTATCGATAACAAACTTAAAAAACTGCAAAGGGGGAAGTTAATATAAATGCCTACGATATTAAGAAACATAACTGCTACTATAACAGGCACTAATGGCAACTACACAACTGTATTTACAGATGATGTAGGTGCGGTAACGAACAGCATAGGAATACAGGGCGAACATTTAGTTACGGAACTTGAATTTGTGTTGCCAAGCGAATGGTCTGCATTTATTGGCACAGATGCGGTGTTTGTGGTGGAATACAAAAACGCAAAGGGAACAACTGCTCGTTCAGAAGAAACAGCATTTCCCGCAGACGGTGTTATCGGGAATTTCAACCCGACATACGATGTTCCGTTTGATGCGTTGTATCTACCCGAAACCATATTCCACTTTAATGTGTATCAGCCGATTGACGAAACATCAAGTGCGATTGTACGTTCTGCACAGAAAATCGCTACTGTTGGTAGAGGTTTTATTGCGGGTACACCTGCTAATCCATTTGGTAATGATATATTCTCACAGTTAAGGTCATGGGCAACTAATTTGTTTATGACTAAAACCGCTTCTAATTCAGATGTCGGTGCTATGCTCTATGATGTCGATTATACCGTTACTGGTTCAGAACCTACTGGTTCACAGTATTGGGATGATGATGAAAAAACACTATCTACTGTATTGGGCGGTGGTGTTGTCGGTCAGCATTTCAGAGAGATGTATGTTTACGGAAAGAACACTTCGGGTGTTACGATAGCGAATGGACAGGCGGTTTCTATTAATTCCGCAGGTGGTTCATTTACGACATTTGAACCAACAGACATTGGTGATGATGATATTGCCAAAGCGTTTGTCGGTGTTGCTACACAGGAAATACTAAACAATGCTTTCGGGTTTATTACGACAAGAGGTGTCATAAGAGGATTGGACACAAGTGCATTTTCCGATGGTGATATTCTTTATGTTGATTCAAGTGCGGGTGATTTGGTAAACACCTTACCGATTGATGCAAGTCAGTATCTGATTCGTGTTGGTATCGTTGAGTATGCACACGCAACAAATGGTCGCATAAATATTCAACCTACAATCTACCCGAAATTACAAGATTTGTCGGGTATCTATGGAACTCCATTAAGTGCAAGTGGACAGATACCTGTTTGGAACAACACAGGCGGGTATTGGGATTTTGATTACAATATAAATGATTACTACACAGAAACAGAATCCGATGATTTGCTTGCGGATAAACTTGACAAGGACTTTACAGGATTCACTAACGAATCCACGCTTACTGCAACAGACCTATTACCGATAAATAAAACAGATAAGACACTTAAAAACGTAAGCGTTCTTGTATTGGCAATATGGATAATCGAAACGGTTACATACGGACTATCTACTACCGCTAAAACAATCAAGGGTGCAATTAACGAACTGTTTTCTAATAAAGTGGATAAGGTTGCGGGTTCTTCTCTTGTTGCAGATACTACTGTTACAGACCTTACAGATGGTGGTGATACTATCTTGCATAAGCACGATACAATGTATTACACCGAAGATGAAACTGATGCGTTACTTGCTGATAAGGTTGATGTTGTAGCGGGTTCTTCTCTTGTGCTTGATACCGAAATAGCGAAACTTGCTACTATTGAAAGTGGTGCGGAAGTAAATAATATTTCCGATACAAACGCAGCACTACTTACTGGTGGTGTAAATACCGTACTCCATAAACATGACGGTATGTACTATACAGAAGATGAAGTCGATGGTTTGGTTACAGGGTTAGAAGAAGATATCGCTCTGAAACTTGACGAAGATTTTACTGATGAAACCGCAGAAGATACGATTGCTTCTACTGATGTAGTGCCGATTAATAAGGCAGATACGACATTAAAGAAACTTGCTTTATCTACGATTGCTACATGGATAGCAGAAACAGTTACTTATGCTTTGAGTACGACCGCAAAGACAATCAAAGGTGCGATTAACGAATTATACGGTATGTATGTTTCGCAGATGCTTAAAACTACATATGACCCTACTTCTGTTGAGGCTGATGTTTTTGATAGTGCTAATACGGTTTATGACCCTACTGATAGTACGCTTATTGCTACTACTGTTAAAACTGCGATAGATGAACTTGACGAAAAAGTAGAAGAAACCGAAGATGAAGTTGAGGCTTTAGATATAAGGGTGGATAACATTGAGGAAGGATTTGCCAGTCGTGTTTCCGTTGCCGAAAAATCCATCGCCTCGATTCTCGCATCGAACCCAAGCGGTTCACCTGTTATCGCCGAAAATACCTATTCCGACTTATCCTTACCTGCCAATGCCGCAGACGCATGGATGAAAGCAGGACTAAGCGGTATGACGGTGACGAATCTTGTTAGTAATGGTAACTTTCCAAATACGACAGGATGGACAAAAGTATATTCAAATTTATCCGCATCATCAAACACGCTAAGCATTACTGGTGATGGCTCAAACGCAGTTGCAAGAGCGTATTGTGACTTATCTCATAAACCCGCAAATGGGACTAAAATTGCTATCAATTTTTATGGCAGAGTTACAAACTCATCTTCAACCGCACTTAAAGCCTTGTTGCGTGACGGTTCGGTAGGAACAGTAATCGGGACTAAATCAATCGCAACACCGACAATCAATCAATGGTATTTAATTTCGGAAGTGTTTACATTAACGAGCGACTTATCAAATAATCTTCACTTGTTGATACAAGCAGAATACGCTGATGCCGCCACACAGAGCGGTAAGGTCATGGAAGTAAAGCAAGTAATGGCATTCAACCTCACCGCTCTCGGACTTGACTCTATCACCGACACTGATGTACTCGACTCCATGTTCCCTCACTACATCTCTGGCACAGTCCACGCAGGAGCGACAAGGTGGACATCAAAAGATGAGGATGACAATATTGTTTCCGTTTCCTACACCCCGCCCGACATCGTTTTACGCAGACTACCAAACGCAGTTAAGGACACCATTGAGCGTAAGTCAGACGGAACGTGGAAACGGGTACAGAGGGTAAGCGACCTTGCAAGTATAGCAACAACCGTTTATAACAGCCTTGACAAAACGACCTACACAAACGTTGATGTAGTCAAAACTACCGCATTTGCTTTAGCGGTAGCAGGTACAACAGCGGCAGACAAGTCAACAATGTACTTCAACAAAAACGGTGTTCGGTTGGCAGAGGTAGCGGCGGCAGATATCGACCTTACTGCGAGTATTGGAAAGTATTACTACCACACCGATAAGACAGTTTGGATTTTGATTACTCCCGACACCTATGCAGACATAGCGGCGGCAAGAACAGGGTTAGGCACTTCGACACTTTACTACGAATTAGCCACCTACGTTGAAACCACTCTCCCCGCAGTACCCGCTTTAATCAGTAAGCCAAAAGGTACGGTATATTCAGAGCCTTGTGTGTGTGACGTAGATGTGTACGGTACAGGCGTAACGGTTAGCGGAAAGGTGTTCTCCTCAATAAGCAAGGTAACGATACTCAATCTTGTGGACGGCACAGAAGAAGATGTCACAGCGGATTGTACGCTTACAGTTGGCAAAGATGGGTTTACTTGTTCAAGTGCATCTGCTGACGATTTGATTTGGTATGAACTTTTGGTTGATACATCGACAGTTGCGATACCCGAAAACAACTACGAATATTTTGACAACAACCATGTGGAAATCGACAGCGTAACGAGCAAGGTGTACAGGGTGACACACGCAGTTGCAAATGCAGTAACGACACACGTTCTGACAGAGTTGACATAAGGAGGTAACATGAGCAAGATAACGAAAATCGATAGCAAACGGTATGACTTTTTGATGGCTTTGGTCGAGAAGAAATTGCCAGACAGAGCGAAGAAAATCAAGGCGGAAAAGGCGAAGAAAGAGAAAAAAACAAAGGAGTAACGGGCATAACAAAAGCGATTGTCACAGAATTTGACAAAGCAAGTAAAAATAAAAAATCAATGAAAACGAAAACGAAAGCGAGGGTAAAGAAATAAAATGGGAAGACAGATTATAAAATACGGAGAAGTAGATGGTGCAACAGGAACGGAAGAACTTGTATGGGCGAAAAAGGGTGCATATGCATTTCCCACTACTGAACAGAAAATGCTTATATCGAGTTCGTCAGCAGATGATGCTTTGGCGGGTACAGGTGCGAGAACGCTTAATGTTCGGTATCTTGATGATGATTTCGTAGAAAAAGCAGAAGTGTTCTCAATGGGTAACTTCGCAACTAACCTTGTTGTAAAGGGTGACATGACAGGTACTGCGGGTACTGATTTTAAGGACTTGGGGTTGCATGGTTCACTTGCTATTGCGGGTGGTGTCGGTACATTTACTCCCATTCAGCAGTATGATGGTATTAAGCAAGATGCTGATGGTTCAGATTTTGATATTGTCGGTGGTGATAGTTACCTTGTCAGAATGAAAGCGAAAGTTGCGAGTGGTGCAAAAGACTTGGGTGCAAGACTTTATAGCAATGCGGGTGTTCATCAAGTTGAAACCGCTACCGTTGTTGGTACTATACAGAGTGGTGTTGAACAGGTTGAAACCGCTACTGCCGCAGGTACAATTACTACCGCAGGATTGGGTGAAGTAACCGTTACATCTGCGTTATTTGCCTCTGATGTTGTTTTAGGTTTTAGTGTAGAGCTTAGTGACGGTGCGGCTGAAATTGCGTCTTCAATTAGAAGTGCATTAGGAATAGACCCAGTTATTACCGAACACTTTACAGTGTCTGGAACTGGTGCTGATATAATACTTACCGCATTACTACCTGCGGCTAATGATGCTACACTTAACATAGCAATAGCAAACGATACTTGCGAGGGCATTACAGAAGATGCTACTTCCGCAGATACGTTGGCGGGTGTTGCAAGTGGTGCGGGTAATGCTTCTGTTATAGTTACATCTACTGCTCTTGGAACAGCATCACCGAAAACCGTTTTAGTCGCAGTTGCAGAAGCGGATGATGCTTCGGCAATAGCGGGGAAAATCAGAGTTGCATTGGCAGCCGATACTGCAATTAATGCAGTTTTTGCAGTAAGTGGTGCTACCGATAAGGTCATACTAACACGCAGAGCAAGGGTTGCAAACGATGCTACGCTTAATATCGCTATTGACAACATGACATCTATTGGAATTACTCCTGCACTTACATCTGCTAACACAGTAGCGGGTGTTGCGGAAGTTCCGATTTCGGATATAGTCGAGTTTGACTTTCCACCTGCTACTGACTTTGTTGAGATTGGTGCGATTCTTACCGCTACTGATGATGCCGAAAGTGCGATAATCGGGATATTCGATATGTCAACTTCGGGGTTCGTTGAGATTACCGTTGACAATGTAATGCTTATTGACCTTAATGATGTAAGTCAAGAAGAAGAAACTGTTGACAATCTTATCGATATGTACCCAACGTATTTTGCGGGTACTGCTACATACACCGCTACTCTTGCTTCCGATATATACAGAATCGTTGGGGTTGAAGTCGCAAGTGCGGGTTCGGGTTTGAAAAATGCGGGTAACATCAGCGTTACTAACATGGCGGGTTCTGCTACTTATGCCTATATTGCAACAGGGCGAAATATTGCGGAACAGTTGGTTATGACCGTTCCGATTAACAAATGGTTTGACATACGCAAATTCTCCGCTTTCTCTAATTTGGCGGCAGGTGGCAAACTTTCGTCAATCGAATTGAAGTCTAACTACAATCCGTCAACAAGGAAACTGTTGAGTGCGGGTTCGTATGTATCGCTTTTGAAAGTAATGCTGAAAGATGAAAACATTGTCGTTGATAATCTTGGAATTGAATTGCCAAAAGGAAGCGACATAATCGTTGTTACAAGCGGTGATGCTACTGCTAAAGTTGGTGCTACACTTGTTATACATGAACTGGGTGGGAATAAATAAGTAATACATTGTAATACTGATTGGAGATTGTAATGGTTATAAGCAAAGAGTTAGCGGAAGCATTGAAACACAAACACCCTGTTAGTGATTATATGGATAAAATCCGTTCATTAACAGGGTGGTATTGGGCGGGTACATACGGACAGATAGGCACAGATGCTTTATGGTCGAGCAAGTCTAATCAGACAGGCATAACCGATTGGTACGCAAGGTGGCAGAGTGCAAAGGCTAAAGGCATTGGAAAGCGTGTTGCGGATTGTGTCGGGGTAGATAAATATGCACGTTGGGTAACTGTCAGCGGTTCTGTTCCGTATGATAAATACACAGACCTCAATCAAGAGATGCTATTTGACCTTAATAAAACATTAGGCTTGGCGAATGGACTTATATCTACGTTACCCGAACAGGAAGGCTTGGTTGTTTGGAGGCAAGGTCACATGGGAATATATCTTGGCAACGGACTTGTTAAAGAAGCAAAAGGCGGAGCATATGGTATAATTGTAACGAAACTTGAAAGTGGTTCGTGGACACATTGGTTCGTGAATCCGTTTGTAGATTATGGGGGTACTGATTACATGATTAAAAAGACTTCACCACTTATGAGTGGTGATAATGTAAAACAATGGCAAACATTACTGAACAACTATGCGGGTGCTAAACTTGTAGCAGACGGTGTATATGGCAACCTTTCAGAATCCGCACAGAAAGTATTTGAGCAGAATAACGGTTTAAAGGTTGACGGAATCGTTGATTATTCTGATTATCAGAAAATGTGTGAAGTGATTGATGTCTATGCTACTAAAATGGAAGTATTTTTGAAAAACAAAGATGTCGAAATCTTGGCTATTAAAAGTCAGTTGCTTATGACCGAAAGTATTGTTAAGCAAAAAAATGATGAAATAAGCAAACTGAAATCCGAAATAAGCAAACTAACCGTTGACCTATCAAATTCGATAGCCGAAGTCGATAGTTTGTCAGCCGAAATTTCGGGGTACAAAAACAGGTCGATTGGAATAATTTCCGAAGAACTTATAAACCGCATTATAGCAGAAGTTAAAAAAGGAGCGTAAGATTAAGATTATGAAGATTAATTGGTTGGTTAGATTTAGAAATCCAATATTTATAGGGCAGTTTATCATGGCGATTATAATTCCGATTGCGGGATATGTCGGGATAAATGTCGCAGAGATAACAAGTTGGCAGATACTTGGCTCACTTTTGTTACAGGCATTGGCTAATCCGTATGTATTGGCTCTCGTCATAATTTCCGTATTTAATGCGGTTACTGACCCTACAACTAAAGGCATTGGAGATAGCGAAAGGGCATTGACTTACGAAGAACCGAACTAATCGATAATAGTTATCAATTAGGAATATAACCTATTTTGAATACTTTCCTTGATGGTGTATAATATTAGTATAACATCAAGGGGGTATTCTTTTTTATGGCAGAAAATATAGATAGCAACAATAACGCAGGAAACTGCACAGTATATTGTAAAAATGAGAAACGGATAACAGCGTTGGAAGAAAGATTGGATAATCACATGGAAGCGAACAGAATCGAATGTGCTAATATCCGAGAGAAGATTTCCACTATCAACGAAACAGTTATTAGAAACGATGCAAACTATGCGAACATTGTGTCATTACTTAACGAGATGCGTAGGGATTTAAGTGACCTAAAGGCAAAGGGAAGTAAACGTTGGGAAACGGTTGTTACTGCTATAATTGTTTCGGGTGTAGGTGCGGTCGTTGGATATCTTATCGGAACATTGGCGAAATAAGTAAAACATAACATAAGGAGAATATACGAATGAGTACAACTGTATCAGAGATTGTTTCGGAAGCCATTTCACGCTATCCGACACTACAATTACTTGATGATTCTACTATTGCGAGAAGATTAACACAGATATTCAGAAAAGTTTACCCATACATTGGAACAATTACAAAGGCTCATGTTACCGTAAGTGCTGACGGTGCTTATACTGTTGCTACTGATTTTAGGAGCGACAACCTTAAACGCATATTATGGTTCAATCAAGACGAGGGTGACGGTGAAACTGCGGGTACTCCGTTTACTGAATCCGATATTGACGAAGCGATAATAGAGGAATTTAACGATAAGGTATATTTACAGTATCGTGGTTCACCCTATACTATCGCTACTGTTTATTATCTACCAACTCCGAGTGCGGTTTCTGTTGATTCTTCGGAATGGGATTTAACTGAACTACCGATTGATGATGAATATACTGACCTACTTACATTTGGTCTTATTGCCGAACTTGCCACATTCGGTGATGTTCCCGATATATCGATTGCCAATAACTACGAAAGACAGTTTAATGAAGTGTTTGCGAGAACTAAAGGCGATTATTATAGACGGAATCAGCGTAATAAAAAGAATAAAATCAAGCATGAAGATATTTGGTAATGGACAGATTTGTTCTTTTCCATCGTAGAGATTTGTGGCGATTTGTGCGAGTGTTTTGTAGTTTGATTATTTTAGTGTCATTGATTACATGGGGGTATAACGATATGGCTTTTTGGAAAGAAGTAACAGGGAAAACAAGGTCAAAGACTTTGCTTATCGGTGATGGTGTCGATAAGGTTCATTCGCCTTTACAGGTTGAACCGCAGATGGCAACCGATATGCTCAATATATCGAGTAAATTGTTCCCCGCATTGAGTATTCGGGAACAATCGGCATTGGATAATATAACAACATTTTATGCCAACGAATTATCGGGAGATATTGTTTGCGTTTGTGACCCATTCAGAGATTCGGGCAATAACATACATCTTGCGGTTTTAGTTTTTTATCCCGATGGAATATTCTTTCCCCTACTGAAAGATATGGTAAGATGGTTTATTTTGCGTGATGGAGAAACTGATTTTGAGTATCTTACAACGTTAAGTCCGCAATTTCATGGAGAGGCAACAACATATTTTACTGAAACAGGATTGGGTCCAGACCAGACGAATAAATTTGCGACAGGGAATTTCTGTGAAATATTTGGTAAAGTTTATTTTTCATTTTCTGCTACATCAAGAACTACTGGACTTACAACTGTGTATGGACTTTCTTATGAAATATCGACAGAAGCAGAAGATTTACCCATTGAAGAAGTTTACGATATGCGTGTTCCGAGATTGAATCCGATATGCTCATATTTGAATAGGCTATTTATTGGAGTGGATAATCAAATAAAGTATTCCGCATTATCAGAACCCGAAGATTTCACTACTGCGTATGATAGTGGTTCGTTGCCATTAACGCAAGGCGGTGTTATTACATCTTTAACTCCTATGCGTGATAGGTTGTTGGTATCTACTGAAAACTCTTTGTTTGCTTTATTCGGCTCTGACTTTGATACATTTAGTCTTTCGCTTGTTACCGATACATTGGGAATACTAAACCCTAAATGTATTACCGAGTACAACGGAATTGTGTATTTTATTGGTTCTGACGGTGATGTATATGAGTACACAGGCAATTCGCTCACCAATATTACAAGAGAACCGACACAGACAGGTTCTAAAAGTGGAGTTAAGGGTGGTTTTGACCAAATAGACATTGGGTTTAGCCAAATAACTTATTATAATAACCGATTGTATATTTTAGTTGAACCCGATATTAGCACAGACGATGAAAACATAAATATAGATACTTATGTTTTTGATGTTGTTAAACGAAGATGGTATATAAATAATCACCAATTTGCTGTTGAGGCGGTTGACCCACAGGCACAAATAGAAACTGCCACTATTGTTGGAACTATAACTACTGGTGGAACTGTTGCTCTTACACTTACTGCTGAATCGGTTAATGGTGGTACTCCGTATTCGTTTGATGTTACTGTTTCATTGGGTGATAACGCAGAAACTGTTGCGGGTAAGATTCGTATTGCTATGGATGCTGACCCTATTATCAACGCTGAATATACTATAAGTGGTGCTACTGATAAAATTATAATGACAAGTAAAACTGCGGGTGTCCATGATGATACCTTAAACCTTGCGTATGCTAATGGAGGTTGTGCGGGATTAACTGCTGATTCTACTTCTACAAATACGCAAAAATCATATACGTTTGTAATTGGACCACGAACAATGCTAATGATTGGCGGGAATAGTCAAACATTAGTTACTTATAGCACAAGAAAGTATTATCCTTATACATCACCTACTTCCAATAAGGCAACTATTGGCACATATACCACATCAGATTCAAATACTGTATCTTCCGACACAGAATTTAAGTGGGTTAGTCCTGCTTACCAACTGAATCCAACAGGCAGACAGGCATTAAAGGCTATACATTTCACTTATTATTCACCCGCAGATAGCGAAATTGACGTTTTCGTGTCAAATAGCGTTGACGGAATTGACGATTTCGTGAATGTTGCCACTTTGCACTCGTCTGCTAACAAGCAAAACTCACGACAGGTTATCGGTATTCGCAATACTCCAATGGCTGAATGGGTTAGAATTAAGTTAGAGGGGCATGGTGATATAATCATATACAACATGACACTTGAATGGCGATTGCTTGATAGGCTTATGTAAGGGGGATATTAATTAGTGTCTGCAATAATTGATGCGTATTCACAGAATAACGATGATGTGAATATAAAACATAATAGGTTGGTAGAACAGGTCAAGAAGTGGATTGTTGACCCTATTAAAGTCGTTCTTTTAAGCGGTGTTAAAACTGATGAAAGAGCTCCTACTGATTTTACGGTTACTACTGGTTCAGCGAAAACTCTTGTGCTTGATACTCCTGTATATGAGGACTTACAATTCCCTATTGCATCGGGCAAAGTTCCCGCTGTGAATTTTCCGTCATGGGAAGTAATGACAGGGTACAATTCAGCATATGCCTTTAGCCTTTCGGATTATATCCAGTTACAGGCAAATGAACCCTATCACGCAAGGAAAGAAGCGACAAGTGCTGATATGCACATACACTTTACTAATAAGACCGCACAGAACGCAGGAGCAATACGATATGTCAAGTTCTCACTTGCGTATGTATATGCGAATGAGGGTGAGGCATGGCAGAGTGTTTATACGCAGACAAATGAGTTCCCAATTCCCAATGGTACTGTTGCGTTGACACATTTTCTTGGTGTTAAAAGTCCGATAGATATAAGCGGTTTGGGCATTGGAGCGCAGGTGATGATAAGAATAGACAGAATACCATGTACGGTTGGCACAGATTATGCCGATGATATCTATATTACACAAGTCGGTATGCATATGCAAATAGATAAACTTGGTTCAAGAACAGTATATTAATTTAAGGGGGATATAAAATATTATGGCTATCGCAAATTCAGCAACACCTAATCAATACACTATACCAACTGTTAGCGGTGTAGATACATATTTAAAACAGGGTGCGACAGGTCAATCAGTTACTGATTTACAGAAAGCACTTATGTCCTTGGGGTATGATGTCGGTAAAACTGGTGCTGATTCAATATTCGGTGCTAATACCGCAAACGCTCTAAAACAGTTCCAACAGGCACAGGGCATTGATGTTGATGCGATATACGGTCAGCAATCAATGGGTGCGTTACAGACCGCTTTAAATGCGTTACAAGGGGGTTCTAATGTACCCGCTACTACTTCCGCTACAACTACTGCACCACAGACACCTGCTACTGATGCTACTGGTGGTGTAAGCGGTGAAGTTTTAGGGCAACCCACACCAACTGCTTTTCAGTATGATGTTACACAAGACCCATCTTATCAAGCATTTGTTACCGCACAGACACGAAACATTATGAACGAAATGAACCGTAGAGGTTTGCTTGGTTCTTCTATTGAACAGGAACGTTTGATGCAGATTGCTTCGGAATATGCACCACAGTTTGAACAGGCAGCATATGACAGGTGGTTACAGGGCGAGAATCTTCGGATGCAACAGGAACAATCCGAATACAATAGAATACAGATGGAAATGCAGACAGCAATTAAAGCGGAGCAGTTATCGTATGACAGGGCGATGGATAAGTTACAGTTGACAGGATATGCCGATAATGAAACCGCAAGGACATTGGGAATACCCGCAGGAACATACGCAGGTGAAGCGGAAACACAAAGCATTGAAAGTGCTTATACTCCGTCATATAAGGCTTGGTTGAAATCCGCTACATCACAGTATAATGCAAATCCGAAAGCCACCATTAGAAACATCATGGATGCGTACACAAGCGGACAGTTTGGTGACCCAACAGCACCTGCTACTTTAGAGTTGGTTCAGACATTGATTAACAGCATTGAAGTACAGGTTACGGATATGCAGAGGTTATCGGGTGATGTAATGCTACCCATGCAGTTATGGGAACAGATGATAATGAATCAAGGAACAGGAACAGACACAGGCGGTGTGCCGAGAACTTCGGGAGCAAGAGGCACAGTTCCTATGTACGATAGATAATTATAGTTTAAAAGGAGTGTAAAACTGAATATGGCTACAATCAATGATTTATTGAGTAGAACTCTTCAAGCGAGAGCAACAACACAGGGTACTGGAAGCGGTAACCCTATTCTTGATGCGTATTTAAAAAAGAATCAAATGACTATGCCTAATAAACTTGGCATTTCAACACCACAGGAATTAAGGGAACGTGAAACTGTTTTAACTAACATTCAGAAAGAGCGTGAAGCACAACAGGAAGCGAAAGTATTTGATTTTGTTTCGGGTGTATTACAGGGAGCAAGACAACCCGCTATGCCTGTAATGGGTAAACCACCCATGCCTACTGCTACTGAACCTGTTAAGCCTATACCCGAAGCACAACCTACTACCGTATTGGGTAAAGTCGGAAAGGCTGTTGACCCATATTGGGATAGCGTTATGATAGGGTTCGGAAATGTTGCTCAATCAATCGCACATCAAGCGTACAGATATGAGTACAACGAACTTACTCCGATGCTGAAAGACCAATTAGCGAGGGAATCAAGCAACTTTAAATATAAAATTGCCTATGGTAAGTATCTTGATGCGTACTATGGCAATGCACTTACACCTACTCAAAAATTGGATTTAAGGGTAGGTAATGTTGAGTACATACCTACTCCCGAATTTGGTAAACCGAAAGCATTTACCGCTGAACAACGTGCTAAATTAATGGAAGCAGAAGCGGAAATGAAAAAGGCTTTTGAGAGTTCGATTGGGTATAAGCAGAAACAGCGTACCGAAGCGAGAACCGAAGATTATCAGAAAGACATTAAGGACAGAGCAAGAGTAGAGGGTTGGCTTACAGGTGCTTTACAATCCGCTCCTATGTCGTATTCGCTTTACATACCATATGTCGGTAAACTCATGTGGCTATTAATGGCTAAGTCGGGATATGAAACTTCTATGGAGCAGACACGCAAAGAAGCATTGGCTACTGGTAAAAAAGTATCTATTGATACCGCTACATTAAAGGGATTAGGTGATGCGGGTCTTGAAGTGCTTTCGGAAATGATGTTCCCCGCTATCGGCAAAGTAGCAAGTAAAACTGGTGTCGGGAAACAATTACTTAAAGGTACTAAAGGTTTAATACCGAGTTTGTTTGAAAAGGGTATGGGCAAATCCTTTAAGGAATTTTCGAATAAGGTAATCCCGAAAACGTTAATAAACTTCTTTACATCTTCGTTCGGTGAGGGTGCGGAAGAAGTTGTCAATGCGGTCGGTGGTGCTGTACTTGCTAAACTTACTACTGATAAGGATAAGGCTATATGGGATAAAGATAATCCCGAATCGCTTATATCTATGGTCGGATTAGTTGATGCTTTCGCTACTGGTGCTATTATGGGCGGTGTACCTACTACTATTTCCAATGTTCCGCTATTTATTAATACTATTGATGCGGGTAAGAAGTTAGATAAGCCGATTACACAGATAACTATTGATGATGTAAATGATTATGTAAAGGCTATTCAATCAGACCTTGCCAATGATGAAACTTATAAGTATGTTCTTGAACAGACACAAAAAGGTGTGTTTAGTGCTATGCCCGAAGAATCAAGAATCAAGATTGTGGAATTGCTTGATTCTATTAAACGTGGCGAGATATCCGATACCGAAGTCGCTACTTTACTTACTGACATTGAGGAAGAAGCGATTAAAATTTCAAAACAGAGAACGCAACCTATTGATACTGAAACCGAAATGGAAGTCGGAGAAGAATTACCTACTACTCCCGCTAACTATGTAGGTACTACTGAATTAGTTAAGAGTGCTAAATTTACCCCTACCGAAGTAACTGATGATGTTAAGGCTTTCGCAACCGAACTTGAAAACGCATTCGGTTCAAAAATCGAGTTTGGTACTTGGGATAACGAAGAAGTAAATAGCGGGTATCGTGGTTTTTATGATAAGGATAACAAAACTATCCGCATAAATTCGCAATATAGCGATATGACTTCCACTATTATGCATGAAATTGTACACGAAATTGAAGATAGCGGTGTTATGTCAACTGTTAAAGAGGGTATGACAGTATATGAATCGCTTGTTGATGGTATAACTAAACAGTTAAATACTAATCCCGATTCCGATTGGTCGATAAAATTAAGGGAAAGTTTGGATGCAAATGATAGCATTTCTGTTGCTGATGTAAAAGTAGAATATATTGGCGAGATTTTCGCTACTCTTACCGATAACCAATCTACTGATTTTTGGGTGGGTATGCTTAATGATGATTCTCCTGCTGTCATTCGATTCTTTAATAACCTTAAACGTGCTGTCCGTATTGTTCGTGGAAAAAAGAATTATGCGAACCTTAAAGGCATTAATAATATTTTCAAACTGGTTCAAACTATCGATAATGCGATTAAGGAATATAAGAAAGGTGCGAAAACCGCTAAAGCGAAAGTTAAGGCTGATGTTAAGGTTGAACCTAAAACAACCGAAGTTGTAAGTGAAATTGAGCAACCCGCACTGCCTAAAGTTCCACAAAAGAAAAAAGCGAAGAAACCTGTTGCTAAAAAGGTAGAAGAAACTGTCGCAGAAGAACCCGAACTCCCAGTTGCTACTGATGAAGAAGAAGCGATGCTTGATAAAATTACTCCTGCTAAGAAGAAACCTACTGCTAAAAAGACAGAAACAGCACAAAAAGTGCCTAAAGTGGAGAAAAAACCGACAAAAACAAAAGGCGAAATTAAACTAACCGAAGAAAATGTTATATCCGATAAAACATCTACTGGTAAAGTTTATCGAGTTGGGGATAAAGTCTATAAATCTGCTACGTTTAAGGGCGGACCCGTAGAAACTAAAGAAGCAACGATATATAGTCTGCTATCTGATTCTGATGTTATAGGCAAAGGGAAAAGGGTTGTTATTGACGGCAAACCTTATATAGAAATGCCCTATTATGATTATGTTATATCTATTGATGAAATCAAGGCTGAAGATAGGGATATGTATGAACCAATAATAGCAGATAACATAGACCGTATGTTGCAAACCGTACAGGAACTTTCTAATATTGGGTATGATTATAGCGACCCATTGCAGTTTGGATATAATGACAGTACAAATAAATTATATCTGATTGACTTTTCTAATGCCGACATATACGAAGGCGATAAAACGAGAAATGTTGTTCGGGATAATTATAATAGGCTTGAAAGATTTTTAACAGACTTTGGATTTAATGATTTAAGCAAAGTAATATCTACTACTATACGATTAAAAAACCTTATTGAGAGTACAGATTATGATACCTTAAATGAATTTAGTATGTTTATACCCGAAGAATATAGAGATATTGTAATAAATGCCAAACAACAAGTAGGCGATATGCCTCCTAATAATGCTTATTACGCAAGTAATAAACGACCAATAGGTATTGGCAACTCTATTGTTACAGATTGGAAAGACGGAGCAAGATATGTCTATACGGAAACACCTTTGACTGATAGGCAGATAAAAGATTGGGAATTAAGAAAAGTATATGAGAAAAAACCCGCAAAAGCCGAAACCATTAAGCCAAGAATTGCACCCGAAAAACAGGCAAAGCGTGAACAGAATTTAGCGAAGTTGCTTACCGACAGGAACATTAAGCAGACCGCAAAAACCGCATATGAATCACAGGCGATTTCAAGAGCAACTAAAAACCGTATTCTTGATAACCTTATCAAGGATTTTGTTAAGGAAGAACACGATACTATGGGTGCATATGAGGGCATTGTCGAAAACATGGCTACTGAAGAGGGTTTTCAGAATGAAAAAATGCTTTGGGATATGTTCGTACAGGGTTCTTCGGGTAGAAAATTCAGAACTACTGATGTTGATATTGCAAGGGGTATCGCAGTTGCTATGTATTATTCCAATCAGAAAGACCCCGATACTGCCGAAGATATACTTGCACAATTAGCCGAGATTGCTTCTGAAACTGGTCGTGCTTTACAGGCTATGCGGATATTAAACAGAATGACGAAGCGTGGATTTAAGCGGTTTATTGACAAGTCTTTCCATAGGCTGAACATTGAGGGTAGAAAAAAGTATGGTACAAAATGGCAAACCATTGAACTTACCGAAGGCGAAAAGGCTATGATTGATAGCACAATGGAAGCAGATACCGCAGGTCGTGAAGAAATAAAAGCCATGATTGCCGCAAGGGTCGTTCTTGAAATGCCGAGAAACATGAGTGATATGCTTAATTCTTGGCGAAAACTGTCAATGCTTTCTTCGCTAAGAACCCATGTTAGAAACTGGACTTCTAACTTTTTCTATGTCGCAACAAGAGTTATGGATGATGCTACCTCTACGTTTATAGACAATACTATTACTAAAAAAGATATGCGTGTACATACATTCAAAAAAGGCAAGGACTTATCAAGGGTTGCACAAAAAGATTATGAGAAGTACGCATTACCACAGTTAAGGAAGAATAATACTGATTACATATCCACAAGAAATGTTTTCGGTGTTGAGGTAAAGCCATTCGGTAAAACAAGTGGTGGTGAGGGCGGTTGGATTTCAAGAGCGTTAAATGCCGCTACTAAAGCGAACCAATGGATGCTTAACGATTTGGAAGATATGCCATTCTTTAGACTTGCCTACGTTAATACATTACGTTCTTATATGGCGGCACAGAACATGACAGAACCAACCACTAAAGCAAGAGAATACGCATTAGCAAGGGCATTGGAAGCAACTTATAAGCAGAACAATTCTTTGGTTCAGTTAATTGAGTTCGGCAAGAAAAAGAAAATTCTTGGAACTTTTCTTGATGTTCTTATGCCATTTACTAAAACTCCGACAAACATACTTATGCGTACAGTAGAACATTCGCCTGTTGGATTTGGATTGGCTGCCAAAAAGTTATACAACTATAAACGTGCTGTTAACACAGAAAAGTCAAGATTAATGCAAGAACAGATGTCGAAAACCCGCTCCATAAATCAGAGTGTTAAAATGTCTGATGCGGAAAAGGCCGATGCGATTAAAAAGGTTGAAGAAAAATATACCGCAAGGATAAACAATGTCAGACCGAATTATCGCAATCTCCATGCGGAAATTGTTGATTCACTTGCGAAAGCATTTACTGGAACCGCAGCGGTCGCACTTGGACATTTCCTTGCACAACTTGGATTTATCTCACCGCCACCCGAAGAAGAATATAAACTAAAGGCTTATCGCAAGGCGGTTGGTGAATCTCCATACGCTATACATATTGGTAACGCATATGTTCCGATTGATTGGCTACAACCTGCAATGGCTCCAATTATTATGGGTGTGGAATTTTTCAAGGTGTTCGATAAAAAAGGCTTTGATATCGATAGTGCTATATCCGCTACTTTTGCAGGATATGACATCATCATGGAAATGCCTATGGTTAAAGGCTTACAGGAAATATTTGTACCGACAAAAGGTGCTGATGGCGAAACACAAAAAATGCTTGAACGTATGTTTACCGCTGTTGCATCTTCATATGTTCAGCAGGTATTTGCTCCGAACATTGTTTACGATATTACAAAAGCGGTTCAGAAAGATGTTAAATCCACATGGACACCGTTGTTTGGTGCTGATGAAAAAACTGCTGATAGCCTCGAAAAAATGCCTTTAGCGGTTAGAGAATCCGCAAGAGTACTAATGATGAAATGGGGCATATCGGGTGCTAAAACACAGTATCTGCCTAATTCTGTTGATGTTTGGGGCAATAAAATCACAAGACCCGAAAATACACCCATAAGAATATTCACTTCTATGTTAATGCCAATGACTATTACTTTCGGGAAAAAGGATAATGTAAATACCGAAGTAGATAGGCTTATGAGAATAGACCCGAAAAACTTAAACCTTGTACCACCACTTGCTGAACGTTGGTTGAAAGGAACTGAAATTTCCACCATTGAAGAAGATGGACTATTAGGTTTGTCAGCAGATGAGTATGTAAAATGGCAGACAACCGCAGGACAGACTTCATACCGCACACTTGAAAAACTGTTTAATTCTAAAGAGTACAAGAACGCAACCGAAGAAACTAAAATCAACATGGTTGAAAACGCTTATCGGTTCGCAAAAGAAAAAGCAGATAACGAAGTGTTGGGTAAATACGGCTTATCGGAATTGAATTATACCGAGAATACCGAAAAAATCTACTACGAACTGGCAAGATTAAAACTTGAATCAGAAGAAGTCGGAGAATCTACTGGTTATCCAAAACTTCAAACAAGTCCGATTCTGTCTTATAAGGGTGTACAGATTGAATTGACACAGAAACAACGCAACGAATATGAGGTTCTGCTTAACAAACGCATTGAAGAATATCTGATGCGTGAGTTTTCAGACAGGACATTTTCACTTTTAAGCGTTGATGCTCGTCAGAAAATCGTACAATCACACATAACTAATGCCCGAAACTTAGCGAAGTTGGAGTTCCTTGAGAAGTATTATAAGCCTTAACTGCAAATTTTATGCCTTTAGCATGATTTTTTGCAGTATAAATATGCCACTTTTCGATATGATTTTTGCAGTATATATGCCACTTTTCCATAGATATGTGGTATAATGAAATAAGAACCGACAGGTTCACACATTCCTCCATCTCCTTTCTCGCAGATAACCGCCATAATAGGCGGTTATTTGTTTCCCAATAACATAAAAATGCCAAATTTGGCAAAAATCTTTTCTAAATATCTATTGCGTTAATGGTATTTTGTGGTATAATAATGGTAGATTAACATTTTAAGAGAGGGGGTGAACACATTATGATTGTTAATTTCGGAAGAAGAAAGGTCGTTCAGAACGTAAGTGGTCAGTTGTCTATCTATATTCCAAAGTCGTTGTATCAATCAGCATCAATAAAGAAAGGAGAAGTATTGGAAATAACATACGACAGGGAAACAAAGGTTATCCATCTGAAAAGATTGGATTCCAACTTCAAAATTATCGAGGATTGAGAGAAAGGAATTGAAAATGAAACATTTTCCGAACATGGCAGAGGGGTTATGCTTTGAAGAAGAAGGACATATCTATACCTATAATGATATAGTTGTGCCTTGTGTTTCAGAGATAATCAAACCGCTTTACGATTTTAGCGGTGTTTCAGACTATGTACTACAAAACGCTGCGGAGCGTGGCACAGAAGTCCATTTTGCAATCGAAAAATTGATAAACTACGGATATGAAAGTCACTTATCCGTACAGGTTCAGAAGTATTTTGACCAGTTTAGGTATGCTACCGATAAATTCGATTATGAGAATTGCATATCGGAAGTAATGGGGTATAATCCTGCTCTTAATTATGCAGGAACAATGGATATTATTGTCCATTTGCCCAATGAAAATGCGTATCTGTTGATTGACATTAAGACTTCAAGTGTTGCTAACCGTAAAGCATGGTCGGTTCAAACAACTGCTTATAATGAAATCGCAAAGCAGTACGAAATTGAGTTTACCAAAAGGCTTGTGTTGCAGTTAGCACAAGATAGTTTCAAGTGGATTGAATTGCCACTACAAGAAAACGTGTTTTTATCACTATGGAATATTTATAATTTTGTGAAAGGAGAATAATAAAATGATACTCAATGAAATAGATAAGAGATTAGAAAAACTGCAAGAAGAGCATACTAAACTTTGGGAACGTTCAAGTAAAATAATGGACGAGGTTAAATCACTCACAGAACAGCGTGATGGAGTTCTTAAAACTAAATCATGGAAACCCAAATTCGGTGATACTTATTACGTTGTTCATAGCCTTAACGCAGAATCCCTTAAGGATGAATGGACTGACCATTTAATAGATGAAGCAAGGTGGTCGATTGGTAATTGCTTTAAGACTTATGAAGAAGCAGAGTTTGCCATTGAAAAACAAAAAGTATTTACCGAACTCCAGAGATATGCAGACGAACATAACGAATGTGAAATAGATTGGGATGACCCAGACTTAGAAAAGCATACAATATTTTATATTTACACCGAAAGATGTCTGCAAGTTGACCGTTGGTTTAGTTGCGAATATCCTATGGTGGTTTATTTTTCTTCGGAAAAAATTGCAAAAGATGCTATTGAAGAAATAGGTGAGGAACGTATTAAAAAATATCTATTTGGTGTGAAAGGATAGTATTATGAAATACAAAATAGGTGATAGGGTTAAAATTATACATCCAATACTTGGACAAAACAATTTTGCCGATGGACTAATTGTAGATATAATGTTTAAGGATGTTTACCTAGTGAAAACATCTGCCTTAGGAACACAATGGTGGTCGGAATCTTATTTAGAAGATTATAGTAATGGCAACAAAAAGCACAACATTATCTTTGTAACCCATTGTGATGACAAGCGTAAAGTAAAAAAGAAGTATATGTTTGGTATTGAATCCGATGCTGATGTCAGAGTTGGCGATAAGTTGTTTGCACAGACTATACAGGGCGAGAAGTTGGTTACCGCAGTTACTGAACCGTTTTTTGTTAATGCCAATGCACTTAATCAGTTGTCATTGGTTTTAGGTGGTAAAAGCAAATTACAGTTCATAACAGGCAATGCAGTTGAAACTTTTGAACATGAGCCACTATTGAAGAAAGGGATGCGGAAATGAGTAACGAGTTAGAACTTAAAAAACAGAATAGCGAGGTGGTTGAAGTTGCGAATAGTATTTTGGTTTCTGATTCGGCTTCATACGATAATGCGATGGCTTTCTTGCAGAAGGTCAAAGAGGTCAAAAATAATGTAGTATCGTACTGGAAACCGAAAAAGGATAGTGCCTATGCGACATGGAAACTACTTACCGCTTCGGAAAAAGAATTTCTTGAACCGCTTAATGAAGCAGAATCAACGGTTAAAAGTAAGATGAAAAACTGGTCGGATTCAGAAGAAAGGAGAGCAAGGGAAGAATCCGCAAAACTTGCCGAATTGCGTAGGATTGAATCGGAAAAAATGTTACAACAAGCGGTCGAAAAGGAAGAAAAAGGTGACATAGTTGGTTCAAAAATTTTAGCGGACATAGCGGGAAAACTTGAAAGCAATCAGACTTTTACACCTCAAACCGCACAAAAAGGTGTCCGCAAAATCAAAAGGTTCGTTGTTGTTGACGATTCGCAAGTTCCGATTTATCTCGGTGATGTTTGCTTTAGACCTGTTGACATCAAACAAGTAGAAGCGTATTATAGTCTAACTGGAAAACTTCCAAACGGTATTGAAATCCAAACAGAAACAATCATTTCAGTTCGCTGAAACAGAAAAGAAAGGGGTATTAATTAATTTATGAATGAATTAACCAAAGTATCTATGAAGAACTATCTTTCAAGTCCTGCTATCTCTAAGTATGTAGAGGAAATCCTGCAAGACAGAAAAGGTACGTTTATCGCAACAGTAACTTCCCTTGTCAATGGGAATGATAAGTTACAGGATTGCGACAAGCAGACAATTTTAATGGCTGCATTAAAGGCGGTCGGACTTAATCTTCCCATTGAACCGTCATTAGGCTTTGCTTACATCATACCTTATGGTGATAAGGCACAGTTCCAGTTGGGTGTTAAAGGACTTACCCAGTTGGCTTTAAGAAGTGGCGAATATGCGGGTATAAACGCAATGGAAGTAAGAGAGGGCGAGTTCTTCGGTCGTGATGATTTAGGTGACCCGATAATCCATTGGCTACCCGAAGATGAAAGGCTGAATAAAAAGGTAATCGGATTCATGTCCGCATTCAAGACCAACAAAGGCTTTTCCAAAAAGGTATATTGGACTATCAAACAAGTCGAAGAACACGCTAATCGCTTTTCACAAGGATATCAAGCATACAAAAAGTATGGTGCATCTACATCAAGAGCGAGGTCGGGAAATCTTACAAATCCATGGGAATCAGATTTTAATTCAATGGCTTCAAAAACTGTTCTGAAAAATCTACTATCAAAATATGGTGTCCTGTCGATTGAAGTGCAGGATGCTATCAAAGCAGACCAAGCAATTATAAGTGTAACTGATGACGGCTCGGAAATTTTAGAATATGCCGATAATCCCAACAACACAAAATCCGTTGCTGATGATTTGATTCCCGCAAAAGAACAAAAGGCTATTTTAAAGGAATATGGCTCAAAGGTCGTAAAAGGTGCTTTAAATGAATTTCAGTATTCAGATATATCTGATATCCCAAAAGATGCTGTAAGCGATTTTAGGGCATATTGTGAGGCTCACAAGGGCATTGCCGAAGAATAGTTTTGCGTAACTCAATAAAGTGGTGGCAAATTTCGTATTTGCCACTATTTTATTATTTTAAGTTTTGGAAAGTATTTGAAAATCTTTAAGTATGAGAATGGAGATGGTGGGTTTTGAAAATAATGTATAGTCTGCATGAAGTTGCAGAATTGTTAGGCTTAACTTACGGAACTATCTATAAACTTGTCAAAGCAAATAAAATAAAATCAGTTAAAATCGGCAGGAAAGTTTTGAGGATTCATTACACAGAACTGCACAGGCTTGAAAGAGAGGGAACGATAAATGAATGAAATTGAGAAAATATTCTATGATGCATTTATAGAATTTGGTGAAGAAAAATATAATATAATATCTCAACACCCTGTTGGTATATATTTTGCTGACTTTGTTCTATATCCAAATAGCAAAATCCCTGCTGTCGTTGAAATCGATGGACACGAATATCACAAAACAAAGGAACAGAGGCTTAACGATTACAAGCGAGAGCGATTTTTTATGAAAGAGGGGTACATTGTTATTCGATTTATGGCTTCTGAGGTTTTTGTGGATGCCATCCAATGTGTTGAAAAAGCCATAGGGTTATCTTGTTTATTTGATGAAAAAATAATAAACACATACGAAGAAGGAGTTAAAGATAAAATTCAAAATGGGGGTAAAAAATAATGGCGAGAAAAGACCAACCATATCTTCCCTTATATGTTCAAGACTTTATGACGGATGAAAAATTAAGAGAGTGTTCCGCTGAAAGTGTTGGGGTTTATATTTTTCTAATGTGCCTCATGCACAAGAGTGACGAATATGGCAAAATTATACTGACAGATAAATATTTTTGCTTAAGCAAAAGTTCAAGCAAAATTCAAGCAGGTGCTTCAGATTTTGCTTCGATGTTTGTTAAACATTTGCCATTCTCACACGAAGTTATTGAGCGGTCATTGGAAGAGTTACTTCACGAAAAAGTGATACACATTGAGGGTAATGTACTTATTCAAAAACGCATGGTGAGAGATGCTCAAATCAGCACAGTAAGGGCATATGCGGGTAAAAAAGGTGGTAAAAATAGGTTGAAAAATGATGATATTTTTGCTCAAGCAAAAGTTCAAGCAAATAGTCAAGCAAAAGTTCAAGCAAATACTGAAATTGAAATTGAAATTGAAAATAATAACGATAATAAAATTAAACATAAATATGGATTGTACGATAATGTTTTGTTGACAGATAAGGAGTATGAAAATCTTAAATCTAAATATTTTAATATCGATGGAATAATCGAATGGTTTTCAAGTTACATAGTTGAAAAGGGGTATAAGTCGAAATCACATAATTTAGCGATTCAACGATGGGTGGCTGATGCCGTTAATAAAAATAATAAATTGGGTGTTGACTTGTCAAAAAAAGATGATTATAATTCAAAATTGAGAGAAGTGAAGAAAGGAGCATATCAGTTATGAGTAATGTGAATAGTTTGCCAAGATTTCTTACTGCAAATACAATAAAACCTAAAGACCGCAAAGACATTGTAAGCATTAAAACAGGTATTGACCTGCTTGACGAACAAATTATCGGGTTAAATAAGGGAGAAGTATCTGTAATTAGTGGACTTAACGGAAGTGGGAAATCATCACTTTTGTCACAAGTCGCTCTGGAAATCGTCAATATGGGTAAAAAAGTCGCTCTGTTTAGTGGAGAGTTGGAATCAGCAAGGGTTTTGGATTGGATTATGTTACAAGCAGCGGGTAAGTGGAACACAATAGGTTCGGAAAAATATCCGAACTATTTTTATGTTCGGGAATCAGTAAAACCCGATATCAAGGAATGGTTTGAGCAGAAATTATTTATTTACAACAACAATCGTGGCAATCGTGTTGATGAAATAATGGATAGCATTAGCCATTGTATTATCCACAAAGGTGTAGATTTGGTCATTTTGGATAATCTGATGGCTATTGACTTAGGTTCATCAACATACGATAAAATGGAAAAGCAATCTACATTTATGAACGCAGTAAGTAAATTTGCAAAAGAAAATTTTGTTCATATTTCTTTAGTTGCTCACCCAAGAAAGACGATTGGATTTTTGCGGAAAGATGATATATCGGGAACAGCAGACCTTACAAACATGGCGGATAATGTGTTTATAGTGCATAGGGTGAATGAAGACTTCAAACGGTTGTCTAAACAGACATTTAACTGGAAAGCAGACCACCCTATATACGAAAACAGTAATGTTATCGAAGTTTGCAAGAACAGGGACTTAGGTGTGCAGGACTTTTTTGTTGGTTTACACTTTGAAAAAGAAACCAAGCGATTCAAAAACACATTAGACGAAGAAAAGCACTACGGATGGGAAGATATTGTAATTGCAGATGAAGATATAAAAATGCCATTCGATTTATAATAGGAGATTTAAAGAATGACAGAATTTGAAAAAATGTTCATCGATAAAAGGGTTAAGGGTAAAAAGTGCGAAAAATGCTACTATGTTTTGGAAGCATACAAAGAAGTACCCGATTACCCATGCTCGATGTGTATCAACAGACCGACAAGACGAAACGATAAAGACGAATTCATAGAAGCATTTGATTCAGAACTGGATATTGCGGAAAAGAAAGAATTGGCAAAAACAGAGAAAGTGGATTATTGAAAGGAGAAAGTTGAAATGGAAGGAACAAGGGAGTACAATTTTACGTTAGGGAATGAAATCAGACGGTCAAAAGGTTCATATCGGGGTGTAATCAAAAAGAAAAGACCATACACAGACGATACAGTTTATCTAATCGCAATCGGGATTATACATTCTGAAACACCATTTTATGTTGGCTTACAACTTGATAGGACAATCGAAGAAATCAAAAGTATATGCCAACAAGAGAAATCCGAAATATTTTACAATTTAGGATTGTGTTCCAAGTGGAATTTGGGGTATAATGACAAAGAGGAGTTGTACTCGCTATTTATGGCTTGTACTGCGAATAGGCAAACACACATCAAAAAAGACGAAAGGAAAGTGGTGGAAGCATGAATTTAGTAGTGGAAGAATGTGACATAATGACAAAAGAAGAAATGCAGAGAAGATTAAAAAGCATGATGTATTTGCAGGATAAATTACAGGTACTTGCAGAACTGAACGGTATCAGCAAAGAGCGTGTAAAACTAATATTGGGTTTAACAAAGCCGAAAACCGAAGTAAATCGTAAACGTAAGATGAACAAGTTACATCAAAGGGCATTGGCATTGTATGAGAAAGGCATGACAGATGCTCAAATTGCAAGGGAATTAGACACGCACTACGTTACTATCAAAAACTGGCGGAAGCGGTATAAATTGCCATCAATGAACAACACTCGAAGTCCGTTTAATAAGGTGGTGGTATCATGAATGGGAATGAAGTTACGCTTATACTGGCACTTATCGTATTTTTAATCGCAGCAACATTGTTTGAAGATGGACACTACAAGTATTAACAAACGAAAGGAAACCCAAAAACATGAAATTAAATGAAATAGATTGGAAGTCAGAGGCGGTTGAGTTGGTAAATACAGGCAAAAATTTTAGCCAAACCGCAAAAGAACTTATCGAGAAGCATAAATTAGAAATCAGCACCGATATTTTGAGGACTAAAATATCAAGATACATCAGAAAAAACAACCTATTAGTTTACAATGGTGCTATCAAGGACACCGAAATCAGCACAGATGTAAACAAAACCGAATACAAGAATGGTGTTTACACATCTGACAGGCTTATTGAAATCATGGAAGGTGAAATAATCACACCCGAAACAATCTTAAAGGCACACAATATGAACCCACAGGAATGGGAAGTGGTATCTTATCGGAACAACCTGTGGAACGCACAGAAAAAAGGCGGAGATAAGGTTTTGATGTATCAATCAAGAGTATCTGCCAAGCCAAGAATAAACTCAGTTGATTTTAAAATCATCACAGACTTCTTTGAAAACTACGAATACGATGCTAAAATTAAAATCCCCCAGACACCCGAAAATTACAACAGAAGCGGGAAAGTATTGGAAATTTGCCTACCCGATTTTCATGGCGGTTTACTCGCATGGCGAAAAGAAACAGGTGAGGACTATGATATAAAAATAGCCAAGCAGAGATTGACCACAAGCATAAGTGATATTATAGTTCGGTGCAAAGGACAGAATTTTTCAAAAATCGTATTTGTCACTTTAGGAGATTTGCTCCATGTCGATAATGATGAACAAAAGACCACAAAAGGTACATTTCAACAAACAGATGGAAGAATTGCTAAGATTTTTACAAACACATTGGAAGTTCTGATTTTAGCGATTGAGCAGTTACGGAGCATAGCACCAGTAGAAGTTATATATATTCGTGGCAACCATGATGGCACAACAGGATATACCCTGTTAAAATCTCTTGAAATGGCTTTTAGAAACCAAGACTATATCACTTTTGATACAGACCCAAATCCACAGAAACACCGTATGTTCGGGAGAAATCTTATCGGTTGGACACATGGAGATATGCCACAGAACAATATGCGTGGATGGCTGATGAACTATGCCAAGAAAGATTTTGGAAATAGCAATCATTGTGAGATACACGCAGGACACTTCCATACCGAAAAAGTAAAAGAAGTGATACAGACCGAAGATAAAGAGGGAATAGTAATTCGCTATTTGCCGACAATCTGTCCTGCATCATACTGGGAGCATCAGCAGGGATATTCAAAAAACAACAAAGCGATAGTATCTTTTGTTTGGGATGAAGAACTCGGATTAAGAGAAATGTGGTTTAGTGGGGTATAAGAAACTATGAAAAAGATATTTTTAAGTGGTGCTATGACTGGTGTTCCAGATTACAACAGACCTTTATTCTTTAAGGTTGAAAAAATGATAAATGAACTTACGGACAATATTGTTTTGAATCCCGCAGTTTTGCCTATTGGAATGAAACATAAAGACTACATGAAGATATGTTTCGCCATGATAGATGTTTCGGACGAGGTACTGTTTTTGGAAGGATATCAAGAATCAAAAGGCTCGATGGAAGAACTTGAATACGCAAAGGAAAAGGGAAAAGATTTATGGGAAATCAAAAGGGATTTGGAAATAACAGACGAGGAAATGTACCTACTGGAAATGATAAATTAACAATAACACCGACAAAGTTAAAATCAGAATATTTAGTTAAAACCGCTGATAATGCGGAATATCTGTTTTTGATTAGACCTAACGGAATGTGGCAATTACGCACAAAACCATATAATGCACTAAAATCTATATTCGCAGTTGGTTATATTTCACAAACTTTCCAAAAATCCGAAATTAATATTGAAACCATTAAAAAAATGGTTTACAATAAACTGTATCATCAATAATTATATATAAAGGGGGATTTTCATGGAAGATAATAAACCCAAAAGCCAAAGGAACTACTGTTCACGATTTTACTGTGAACGGATGCAAGAAAATCTTTGTTGCAGATTTTGCGACAGATACGAATTTTGTATAGACCGCTGCGAAAATACACCCAAGAAATGCGGACTTTATACGAAAGTAAGAGTTAATAATCTCAACAATAGTATCAAGGGTGATTCCAATGGCACACAAAAAAAGTAAGAACAGGAACAGGAAACGCAAACTACCAATACCCCCAGTAGTGGTACATAAAACAAAGAAGCGGAGAGAGATTGAAAGGAGGGGTATATGAATGACGCAAAATTAAAAGAATGGCTTGAGGAAGTCGAGAACTACCACCGTGAAGAAATGGAGAAGCTCACAGACGTTGAATATGACTACCACTACCACAATGGACAGGCAGAAGCATATTGGGAGGTACAGAAGATGATAAAGAAGGAGGAGAAAGGTGAAGATAAGTAAATGGGAAGAATTAAATATGGAGCGTAAAAGAGTTGAGGGAGTTTGAGGTGGAAGAATGAGAGAGGAATATAAAAAAGAACTTGCGGAGTTAAAGGTGAGAATGGAGAAGGCAGAAAAATTTGCCGAAAAACTTACAATTTTTACCAATCGAATAATTGAACAAAAAATTACAGGCGAGGAGGAAGGAATTGATTTTGGTAGTTATTATAAGAATTTGCCATTAACATGGGGAATTAACAGATTCTTTCACAACACTACGAAAAATATTACAAACTATGGTTCAACAGAGATAATAAATAAATATTTATTCCATCTGTATTTTAACACACTCATTCTTTATGATTCTCACGCAAAATATGAGATAGAAAAATTAGCCGACAAAGCATTTTTCTTTGATTCATTCAACACGACTTTTTATGTGGAAGATGAAGATATCGAGAGTTTTCTTAACGCTGCTTGCTTATGGTACGAAGAAGCGAAAAAGAAGGCACAAAAAGACAAACAGGAAAGAAGAGTTGAGCAACTAAAAAAAGAGTTGGAATTATTGGAGGTGCAGAATGACGATTGAAGAACTGAAAGAACTAAAGAAAACAGTGAGAGCAGGATTTTATATTGATGATACTGATGGTGATGAGGAGTTTTTTAGGGTAATCAACCAATCAGACGAAATTAGAATTCTTGAACTAATCGATGAAAAAATCTCGCAGTTGTCTGTGACGGATGAAGATGTAAGGGCATTAACAGGAGAGCCGGTCATAAATTATTCAACAAAATCAGCAACTTCTATAAAGCAGATGAATACAGAACCATGTGAGTATTGTAATGGGGAAATGGAACAATTTTTTGAAATAATAGATGCAAATTTTTGTATGCGGTGTGGCAGAAAGTTGAGGTGAAATATGAGTATAGAGGAAACAATTAAGTATTTTACAGAAGAAGTTGAAAAATATACGATAGCTGCCGAATCTGCCAAGCGCAATAACCATATAGAAGCGTTAAAACAACTAACCGCATGGAAAGAGCATAGTGAAAACGCACTAATCGCACTCAAAGAAAAGCAGGAGAGGGAAAAGAATGTAGAACAGTTAGATGGGTATAGTTTTGAGGTGGGAGTATGAATTGGTTATTTTTAGTAATAGGTCTATTTATCGGTGCATTAACCGCAGTAGCAGTAGTCACGGCTTGCGTGATAGGGAGCAAAGGCAATCCACCTACAAACTGGAGAGGAGAAGAACCATATGACGAATAGAGAATGGCTGAATAGTTTGAGTGATGAAGAGTTTAACAAAGGCATTGACCACAGCTGTGATGAAATGAGAAAAGCAGGTGAGTGTGATATGCATCAATTTTGTGATAGTTGCTTTTTGGATTGGCTAAAGAAAGAGAGGGTGGAATGATGGGGAAACAATGTCCAAACTGTAATGGTAGCGGAGTTATACAAGAATATGATGAGTTCGATAGATACCATGTGCTTGAATGTGGGCAATGTGGTGGAGGTGGAGTAATAAATGACAATGAACTAAAGCCGTGTCCGTTTTGTGGGGGAAAATCTTTTTCTGATGAAACTAAATTTAAATACGGCACAACATACAGTGTTTATTGTGAAGAGTGTGGTGCTGAGATAACAAGGTTTGAACCAAGTGTGGCAAGAACAGCATGGAACAGGAGAGAGCCACAGCAAAAAGAGGGTGAGCAGTTAGAAGGTTATTCATTTGAGGTGGGAGTATGAAAATTTATATGATTTTAGATTCGTATTATGCGAGTGAAGGGATTGATAAGATATTTCTATGCGAAGAAAAAGCGCAGGAGTATCTCTATAAAATGCTGTCAAAATATGGCGATGGTTGGAGAATGGTTGTATATGATGTTGACGAAACAGAGGTGTGAGTATGAAAACAAGTTGGATTGAAATAGTAGAATCAGTAGGAGCAGAATTTTGTTTCGTATTGTGGCTTTTATCGCTATCTTACGAAACAACCAAAATCTCTAACGAACTCAGAAAAGACCTAAAGATAATATATAATAAACTAAAAGAAAATAAAGAGGAACTATCAAGAAGATATATCGGGTTGGACATTGAAGAGGAAGCAAGACTTTTCATAGAAGAAGAATATTTTGAAATCTATGAAGAACTGACTTCAACGGAAAGGTGGTAAATTATTTATATGTTAAACTGGATTAGAGATTTAAGGGAGCAGGTTATACACTATATTCTGAACCACCCCAATAGGTTATTTGAAGCAATGAGCGAAGAAATACAAAACAAGAAACTGAAATTCAACA